CTTGATGTCAGTAAGTAAACAGGTTGCGTAGATCTGGTCAAGTTTGAATCCATTGCGTTCCTGCTCCGATATGATTTGGGCTACTCTGTGCTCAAGTTCGACACTCTCTTGGCTAAACTGCTTCTCAGCCACATCACTACTAAGCCGAACAAACAGTTTAGCAGTAACTTCAACGTCCCTAATGCAATAATGCTCAAGAAGAGAATCAATAGGGGAATCAAAACACTCTCCGGCATACGCTTCCTTTCTATCCATCATCCACTGCCATACGGCAGCATAGTCAATCTTGTGAAACCCTAGCGTGTTGCCCCATGCTTCGAGACTGTGACCGTTCTCGCGGCTCGGGTCTAGTAGACGACTTACTATGAGTGTGTCGTATACATTCTTCAAACGAATCTTCGTCTTCCAAATACGATTGAGGGTCGGAGCATCGAACGATATAAGATTGTGCCCCACCAAGAGCGTAGCCTTGCTTAGATAGTCGTTTAGGCCATTTGCTGCTTTCCATGTGCGTACTTCTCCAGTGTCAATGTCTTTAGTCACAACAAGGTGAATCTTGTCATGTGCTAGGTTTGTCTCAATGTCGAGGACAATCCTCATAAGTTACTTTCATTTGATATTAAGCCACAATCCAACCTGAGCAAAGGCATACCCTGTCCAGATCATCCCGTTAGAGATTTCTCCCTTGCTCCATTGTAGCACACCTACCACCAAGTAACCTACCCCGGTGGCTCCTACGATTAGATGTTCAATGGCCATTCTCATCTTTCTTCTCAGGTTCCTCTTTAACAGGCTCTTCCTCTTTAGGCTTATCCCGCTGAAAGATAGCATCCCATCGGTTTGCATACTCCTCGTTACTCACCTGTCGTGGGCGGCTACTTGAGCCTTTCCCGCCATGCCATGCTGTCATTTCTGTTCCTTTAAATATTCAATAGCTGCTTCCAAGACGGAAATATCATCTTTAGCTTTGCCTAACATTGTGTTGCAGTTTGTACACAGAAGTCCTCGTATCTTTCCAGTTGTATGGCAATGGTCGATATGCAAAGCATGAGAATGTTTTAAAGCCGTTCCTTGTTCTACCTGCTCTTCATGTCTTTTGCAGATAGCGCAACAATACCCTTGATCTTCTCTTAAAGCATTGTAATCTTCAAAGGTGATTCCATACTTTTTTAGCCTCTGATTTTTGACTTTATCTGGATTATTTTTATACCAGTTGCTAGTTCCTTTTCTGTGAACAGCTCTCTTCTCAGGATTCTCCAAATGCTTGTTACGGCGACACACCATGCAGGTAGAATCTTTATAGGCTTTTCGAGTACCGTCAGATAAGGTATGGTATGTATTTCCAAACTTCTCATCAGGTAACTCTTGGGCGCAAACTTTACATTGTTTCATGTTAACTCCTTTTGTGATCAGCATTATTATACACTATGTTCACGAAACTGTCAACACTTTTCTGCAAAATTATAAAGATTCTTCAACAACCTCCACAAGTTTGTTAACTTTCTTATCAAAATACAGACTACCAGCAGGGCCGGTTTCACCTGTAAACCGTGATTTCAACAACCTAAGCTCAGTCGTATTGCGTTTAGCCTCATCATCATTCTGCTGATCCCTTTGAAGACCGATAACGGCATCGGACAACTGGCTGATACCTTGAGTGCCTCGTAAGGAAGACAAACTAATCTCAGCTCCGTTTTCCAGTCCTTTACCATCCTGTCTCCGTGTGTGAGAGATACCAAACAAACCTACTCCTGTCTCTTCGACAAAGGTACGCAGCTTAGTCAGTAACATGTCCAAGCCTTTACGCTCGTCTGTATCCATACCTGACAAAATCATCTGGTAGTGATCCAAAATAATCCACTGGCAATTCTGAGCCTTAACCATGTAACGCAGACGGTTCAAAACATTGTCAATATCCAGAGATCCGAAATGATTGAACAACACACAGCGTCCTGTACCCATTGTCTTCTGATAAGCCTGTTCAAGCTCCTCTTCGGTGTACTCCGTCTGAGGCAAATGTAAAGGCTTACCAGCTTCAATGGACATGATACCCAATGCAGTACGCTCAGGGGATTCTTCCAAGAAAGCCATACCAATATTGTCGTCTGTCGTCACCAACAAATGATGAATCAACTGGCGCAAAAAAGTTGACTTTCCTTGTCCTGTGCCTGCCGCAATAGTGATAAGTTCACGTTTACGCAAACCTGCCATCATGTCGTTCAGTTTAGCATAAGGCCATGAGGCATCCGGCAACTGCTTAGGCTTACGTAGTTCCTCCCATAAGTCTTTACCATTGATGATTCCATCCGGCGTAAAAGGAGCAGCTCTCCACCAAGCATTCACAAACTCTTTGGTAGCCCCTGCGATCAGGTACTCACACGCATCCTTGTAACCATCCTTGTACTGCATTACCTTGGCTTTGTTGCCAAACAGTTCAGCCACTTCCTTAGCTGCCTTCTTTCCCGGCTCATCACCATCGAAACAGATCACCACAGAGTCAAAGCTGTTCAACCACTCATACTGTGCTTTACAGTCCTTCAAAGCAGCCTGAGCACCGTTACGGATACTCACTGTAGGGTAGAGAGATCCTTGCATCTGGAAAGCTGCGAGAGCGTCAAGCTCTCCCTCTGTGATGGTGATAGCTTTTCCTCCGGCATGAAAGAGAGACTGACCGAATAGTGTTGCTCCTGAGAAGTCTCCTGAGATGGAGAATTGCTTTGTAGGAACATTGCGTTTCTTAACAGCCGTTCTAACTCCGTCTCCGTTAGTGTAAGGATAATACTGACAGTCTCCATCGGTGGTTACTCCATATTTCTCACAGGTTGCCTGACTGATTCCTCGATCAGGGATTGATTTAAATGTACCTTTAATGTCCATTGTAGTCACGATCTTTCGTGCCATGTTGTATCTGGTTATGTGCCTGTCTTCGGCTTCGTGTTCATGCTCTGTAGTGTTACAGGCAAAGCAGTGAGTGTGTCCATCATCATACAGACTGTTAGCGTCTGTGCTTCCACAGTGCTCACAGGCGATATGTCGTAGGAACTTGCTAGTCATGTCGGTTATTCCTTGTCTGTAACATCAACTGTCTACAATCATTCCACCCCTGCACATACTCAGGGTGTTCCCCTTCAGCGGTAGTTAGCACATCAGGTACTACAGGCGCAGGTAAGGTGGTGTAAACCGGAAAGCTGTCAGGAGGCACTGTTGGCGAAGAGCTTTGATTTAAGTTGCCGTATTTGTCTTTGTACATCCACGCCACAGGCTCCTGCACCAGTAGCGTAGCCACGCTAGGTGCTGGCTCCATCACGCATTCAATGCAACTGCAATAGCTTGTGCCGCAGTTTTGTGGGCGTTTCTGCACAGGTTCTGCGGGTGGGGTGGTGTAGAGAGGTTCACATTCTTCTGGGCAATCTGGGCCGCCACGATCAAGGTATACATATTCGTTGAGCCATTTATCTTCCCCGTTGTTTTTCCAACGCCACGCCACAGGCTCCCCGCGCTCTGCGCTATGCACAGGTGCTGAACGGGCTTGCTTGATGGCGGTGATGGCTTCGTTTGTTTGCTTGTAATGGTCTTGGTCTTCTGCGTTCCAATAACCACAGTCACCAGAGTCAGCCAATGATTTCCATTCATCGTTGTTTAACTCCAACGCCTCCAGCGCCAAGTCCAATACCTCATCCTTAGTCATGTGTTTACCATCCATCGTAGCCATCGTATTGCCTTTCGAGTTCATCCCAAGAGTTGTTAATCTGCTTATCAAGGTATGCAAATGCTTCAGCGTTTAGAGTGTCTACAATGTTAACATTCTTGTACCACACTTCCAAGCTGTCCCAATCAATAGCTTCATAGTCACATCCATACATTCTGAAGGATACTAGTACTTCAGCATTATTCTCACCTAGTATGAGAGTTAGTTGGTAGATCATTTAAGCACCACCTTGACAAGGGTTAAGACACCCACAAACAGTGAGACAATCATTCCTTATGCTCCTCTACGGAACTATGTTCCTCGGACAGTCGTTGTACTGCACACATTACATCGTACATAACCTGTTCATAGCCATTGGCACGGATAAGACCAGCCATATCGTCAATCACTGAGTGATACCAACACTCAAAGTGTACCAGTTCCTGCTCTTGTTTGTCCATAAATTCAATCATTGAATCATTCATGTTGTTACCCGTTAACAGAAGTTAGACACACATAGACACTTATAGTACTTAAAAGTACCTAAGACATTACTTATATGCTTTTATGTACTGTATAAGATACTTATAGTAAGTACTTATAGTATGTAACATTTATGCAATGTCATAGTGTCTATATAGTATATTATACATCCTCAATCGTCTTTGTCAAGATCTAAATTGTAACAAGATGTAACATTGGTGACATCCACATCATCCCCTTCGGTGTCCATCTCCTCGAATGGGTCTGCTTCGACAATGACACCTTGAGGGAGCTTTGTCGGTAGTCCCGGTATCTCCTTCAGGCATCCATCGCAAATGTCCAAGAATTCGTTAGTGATGCCATGTCGCCTCACTGACTCATGGTCTTTTAAGTTCCTGTCACACACTGTACAACGCATTATTACTCCTTGTGGCTATGTAGCCCTTAGTCAATCAATTTAAAGCCCTTGTAGGCCTGTTTAAAGCCCTCTATGGGGATTCCTAGAGGGTAGGATTAGATCAATAAGCCATTGAATCAAAGTAACCTCCTAGTATATAAGCACAAAGTACTATAGCCAATACAAGCCAATGATTGTTAAGCATTCTCGTGCTCCAGTCTTACCATATCCTCAATGTCCAAGATGATCTGATAGTCAACCATTCCCTTGATGTCGGGAGGGTTGTCGTCCTTGTACCCTTCAAGATACAGGTCAGTGCAGTTCACGATTAGAGGCAAAGTCTCAATGGATTGTATCTCACAAAGCCCATAGAACTCAAACCCTCTAATAGTGTAATTAAATTGTTTTAGTTTAATCATTTACACTCCCTTCGATTGAGACTGACCAGACAAGGAAATCTAAGTCTTTGCCTGTATTTCTCATCCACTGATCGAAAGCCCTCAGTAACTTATCCTTTTCCTGTTCCTTGATCGGTTTAAAGGATGCATAAGTCATCACAAAGTGCATTTTCCTTGTTATTGCTTGTTGTTTAATCATTATTCCCTCGCTTTCCCGTGCCTCTGGCACTTAGCATAGCATCGGCAACTTGATAAGCCCATTCAGCGATTACCTCGCCAACAGGCTGCGACACATCGTGCATCATTCCCTGCATCGCCTTAGCCGCAAAATAGTCTCGCAGGGTCATGCCCTTCCATTGTGTGTATGGCGATCCGTGCGTGTGCATTTCCGTGAAGGGAAACGCCGGTTGTACCGCGTCGTAAGTGCTCATAATAGTGCATCCTCAAAGTCGTTAAGGTCAATCGGTGTTGTGTCGTGCTTGTCCTTGTCAGACTGCAAAGCCAACGATTCAGGGGTCTGTACCCCGTTACAGTACTTAAAAGGCCAGTTGTTCATCATTTCACTCGCTTCACTGTAAAGAGGTTAAGACATTCACCCTTCACCCACTTATCGGGGACAATCTCCCCTGTGTCAGGGTCACAATAGGGTGTCTCAGGGGCAAAGTTGTTGCAATCGTACCAGTGCTGACAGATTGCCCTCTCAGTGGCGCTAAAGGCCACTATACCGGAGGATTTGAATTGGACTTCATAGCGTGACATGGTTCAATTCTCCATTGAGTGAGGATATTTTGTAAGGCACACTTGAGACACTCCATTCTGTGACTTTGTGTGCCTTTCATAGTGTATCACGCCCTCATACTGCATGAAAGCATGCTCAGACACCTCTGCAATCGGGTCTGTATCGTCTTGATCCTCAAGTTCTGGATCATAGACAAAGAATCTAATTGGTAAGGTTGAAAAGGCCATGTTAACCCCTTAGAATTGAGTGTAAACAATGTTTCCGGCACTCAGTTGGACAGCATGTGTGTTATCCCACAAATACTGCAAAACTGCCTCAATGCGGTTATCGTCATCTTCATCCTCTGCAAAGTCGTTCAGGTCGATAGAGTACTCTCGGGCAATGTCAGACCAATGCCCCTCTGCCCATTCACAACAAATGCCAACAAGATCAAACTCTACAGGTTCGCCTGTGCTGTCTGAATACTCTTCCATGTATTCAAAGATGGCCGAGAGTGTCTCATAAGAGAATTGATCCTTGCGTGAGGATTGCTTGAAAGCGTCAATAAAGGATGACTTGCTGAGTGTTTGAACGATTGCCATGATAAAAACTCCAAGGTTGTGCCTGAACATCACAGGCGGGATTCAGTGCCTTAATTGCACTCCAATGGATTCTAACATGAGAATCCATCAGGGTGGAATCAGCCGCGCCAAGCAAGCAAGACACCGATAAAGGCGAACACGGCGACACAGGCCACGGCGATGAGGATACCCTCAAGTTTAGATTCTTGAGGCTCGGGTGAGTATGTGTATTGGTGATTGTGCATGATGATTTTCCTTACATTGCCTTATATGCGGCGACTGCCGCTTGTTTACCTGTGGAGTATGTGCGAGACAGTACCTTAGTTGGAACTGACATACTAGCACGGATATAATAACCAGTGTTTACGTACAAATTAGGATCGAGACAAACAACAACTTCAATGTTGCCTTTGTCTGAAGCGTAGGTGCGGTTGTTGCCTTGACGTTGGATCAGTTGCATGATGTTTACTTTCAGTTGGTGGATGATGATGATGTAATTGTAAGGGCTTTTTAGGCCCCTACAATAGGTGTTTACCCTTAAACTTTGCAAATACTGTCAACAGTATAGCGGCCCGGTGTACCTAGCAAATAATCCAATGCCAAGTCTTTATCGTCAATCTTAATTGTGTTCATGTACTCGTTAGGCTTTCCCTCATTGACCCATTCGTTAAGGATGATCCAGCCGCCGGGTGAAAACTTGATTGTCTTTGCTACCTTGTCGCGCAGTGTTTGCATGATAAACCTTTGTTGACTGCCTTGCACTATTGCTTGGCATGGGTGTATTGTAGCATAGTTTTTTGTTTGTCAATAGCTTTTATGGAAATATTTTATAGGGACAAACCCTCATGTATATCTGTACAGTAACCCAATGGCCAGTGACTGGAGAGTATGCTTTGTGACTGACAAGTATACTTTGTGACCCTTAAGTATACTTTGTAGGCTCCTACATCGCCTCTCACATCACCCGCCTGTAAAGTGACTGAACAGTCTACCATGTGACTACCTAGTTGAGAATGATTCTCATTTGCATCTACAGTGACTAGACAGTCTGTAATGTTTCGTTAATGTTTGTAATGTTTCGTTAATGTTCAGACTGTGACCAGCTAGTACAACTAGCGACCAGACAGTCAGAGACTAGACAGTACAGTATAATTATGACTACTCAGTATCTTTTGTGACTACTTAGTATGGGGGGAGGGGTGTTGCTTGTGAGTTTATCTTTGTAGGAGCCTCTAACGTTCACAAAAAAGGCTATAAAGCAATTAATTAGGGACAGATCAGGACTATGTGCTTAAAGCGCTAAGTAGTTGATCGGTAAAGAAAACTAGACAGACTAGACAATCCGCTGTGTACGGACTTAATTGGGGACAGAATAGTGCTTAAAAGATAGGCACTTATCTGACTTGAAACTTACTGTACAGACAAGAAAGTGTAAAAGATGTAAATATTTGTAACAAAATGAAGAAAAAGCTTGACAGATTGAACTTTGTATGGTATAATATACATATAAGGTTATGATAGTTCTAGTACGCTTGGTTGGACGTACAAGACTAAAGAGGAATCTGGACAGTTGATACAACGAATGTATAAGTTAAATACTATAAGAAATACTTACAATAAGTACTTATAACAATAACTTAGTAAGTTCTTAACTTATACGTTCCTTTAAAGTACTTTAAGTGTGTAGATGTTTTGTCTACTCACAGTTAGTTGTCTCCCTAAGAAAGGATAAAGACAAATGGATCAAGAAGAACCGAGTAAACGTAAAGCTGGAAGACCAAAGAAGTCAGAGCTAAAAGAAATAAAAGAAAGTAGATCAGTAGGTCGTCCCAAAGGTGAAGCTGCAATTATCAATGAGTATAAGCTACGTATGCTTAACTCACCTAAGTCAGCCAAAGTCTTAGAGGCTATATACGATGCAGCTCTGAACGATGAACATAAGAACCAAGCAGCAGCATGGAAACTGATTGTCGATAGGATTGTCCCTGTGTCTTCCTTTGAAGCTACAAAACAGGGTAACGGTACGCCTCAGATCAGCATCAACATTACTGGCTTGAACCAGCCTATGGTTAGCACCGATGAGGACATTATAGATGTCTGAACTTAACTTCGCACTTCTTAACTGGCAACAGACTGTCTTTAAAGACTCTCACCGCTTCAAAGTGGTAGCTGCTGGTCGCCGTTGTGGTAAGTCCCGTCTGTCTGCTGTAACGCTGCTTATCGAGGCTTTAAACTGCCCTGAAGGGTCAGCAGTGATGTACATTGCTCCTACCCTCGGACAGGCCAGAACAATTATCTGGGACTTGCTGCATGACTTAGGTCGTCCAGTGATCAAGTCCTCCCACATTAACAACTTGGAGATTACACTTGTCAACGGTAGAAAGATCCTCGTTCGAGGTGCTGATAATCCTGATAGTCTTCGTGGTGTGTCCCTTGTGTACGTGGTACTGGACGAATGTGCTTTCATTAAGCAGGAGATTTGGGAGAAGGTTATCCGTGCTGCTTTGTCGGACAAGAAAGGTAGGGCTTTATTTATCTCTACTCCGTCTGGTCGTAACTGGTTTTACGATGCTTTCAAGCTTGGTAAAGAAGGTACTGACGAAGAGTGGAAGTCATGGCACTACACCACCCAAGATAACGAAACAATAGATCCCAAGGAAATTGAAGCAGCCAAGCGTACACTCAGTAGCTTTGCTTTTAAGCAGGAATACCTGTCTAGCTTCGATACATCAGGATCTGACATCTTCAAGGAACACTGGATCAAGAAAGGGGAAGAACCCCGTGATGGTTCCTACATCATTGCCATTGACTTGGCAGGCTTTGAAGACATATCAGACGGCACACAGAATAAGAAGAGACTAGACGAATCAGCTATTGCTGTCGTTAAA